GACCGGCACCGCTTCAAAAACCTCGAGCAGCATTTTTCGCGGTGCTCGCTAGTCTTTGTCGGCAGCAACTCCCCGGCGAACCTCGCCAGCCGCCCCGCCGGACTCCTGCTCATGGACGAGGTGGACAAATTTGCAAAAGAAACCGACCAAGAAACCTCCGCGCTTTTCCTCGCAGAGAACCGCACCAAGTCCTTCGTCGGCGCGCTTCGCGTCAAGACCAGCACGCCCACCACGCCGGACGGCGCGATCTGGCAGGAGTTTTTGAAAGGCACGCAGGAAAAATTCATGCTCGCCTGCCCGCACTGCCACGAGCGCATCGAGCTTTTGTGGGAACAGGTCAAGTGGGACACCGACGCGAAAGTGGCCGGCAAGTGGAACATGGCCCGAGTCGAGGAATCCGCGCGCTACATTTGCCAACGCTGCCAAGGCGAGTGGAACGACGGCCAGAAGATTGAAGCCCTCCAAGACGGCAAGTGGCAAGCCACAAACCCCAGCGCCCAGCGCGGCTTTCGCAGCTTCCACCTGAACTCCCTCTACGCGCCGTGGCGCTCCTGCACATTCGGCGCGCTCGCGGTGAAATTCCTCCGCGACAAAGACACGCTCAACGGCCTCCAAGATTTTACCAATAGCACCATGGCCATGCCGTGGGAGCAGGTCGAGACCAGCATCGGCGACGCCAACATCCTCAGCCTGCGAGGCGACTACACGCGCGGAACCTGCCCGATCGAACCCGCGCACATCGTCACCTGCGCCGACATCGGCCAGGACAAACAGCACTGGACCACGGTGGCCTTCGACGCCAACGGCCAGAGCTTCGTGCTTGACTACGGCACCACGCTCACCATCGAAGACCTCCTCGCCGACTCGCCCCGCCGCATCTACCGCACGCCTAGCGGGCAGGAAGTCCGCCCCGAGTGCGGCATGCTGGATTCCGGTTACGCCACCTTCCGAGTTTACACAGCCTGCCAGAACTCCGGTGGATTCTTCCACGCCGCCAAAGGCTCCGGCGCAACCTTCGGCAGCCGCATCGGGCGCACCGTCATCGACGACTTCCCCGGCGTCGTGCTCTACACCTTTGTGGACCACGCCATCAAAACGGAACTCTTCATCGACCGCATCCGAAATGGCAAGCCCCCGCTCGCCATCCCGCGCGACACCACCGAGGACTTCCTTCGCGGCATGAGCGGCCAGCGCCTCGTTCCCCGCAAGACCGCCACCGGGCAAGAGTTCGTGTGGAAATCCGTGGCACAGGATCACTACATGGACGCCGTAAAACTCTGCCATGTTGCCTGGCACATTTTGAAAAACTAACGCTGTGAAAAAATCCCAACTCTGGAAAATCTATGTCGCAAAAAATCCCAGCTTCGCGGGCGACGGCAACATCACGATGAGCGCGCGCGGCCTGCGGAAACTCTTCGACCAAACATGGGACTACGCCTTTCACGAAGGCGAAGACGAGATCGAACACACGCCGGTAAACGACTCAAAAACCGTCGACGATCTTCGCAAAATCTTCGGCATGTTCTGAGCAATTCGTGGCGTCACGAAATTGATCCCCGCCCGCAGCGCCAGTATTCATGCGGCTCTGCGGGCCTCCAAAATTATTTTCATTTTTTGAAAAAAAGTTGTTGACGAGAAATCAAGTTTGTGAGATTGTATCTCCAGATCGAAGCCACCACGGCGACGACGAAAACAAAAAACCAAAACGAAAAAATGAAAATCACCAAAACAACCTTCAAAAGCTTCATCAAAAAAAACAAAAAAAACCTGCAAGTTTGGATACAAGCAGAATTCGATGGAACGACTGATTGCGTTGAATCAATCAGAGGTTCTTTTGAACCTATGCAAGATTCAGAAAAATGGCCCGAGCATAATTTGGGAATCAAAGGGATTTGGCTGGTTAATGGCGGGCGCGATTACTTCAGCAAATTTGAAGAAAACGGAATGGTTGGAATTAAATATTTTAATTGTTGCGGACGCGGGATCGTAGCAATCCCCGCCTAACAACCCACCCGGCGCGGGTTCGATCCCCGCGCCACTAAACTCCACAAAAAAATGAAACTCACAAAATCCAAACTCAAACAAATCATCCGACTGGCTGAAAACGGAAACAGCGTCACCCTTCTCGTTTGCAAAGCACTTCCACAGGCCAGCGAATCAGAAATCGATAACGCGATTGAGTCAGTTTACGACTCTATGGAGTTTCCTCATGAATAAGCCTACCACCCACGGCGGCCCGCGCAAAGGCGCTGGCCGCCCGCAAGGCAAGAAGTCAGCCAACGCTAAAGGCCGCACAGCCGTCACGCGCTCCGTTTCTATGCAGCCCGAATCATGGGCCAAACTCGACCGCCAACGCGGCACGCAATCGCGCGGGAAGTTCATCGAGAGTAAGCTCTGAGTTTCGTCAGAAAAACGACTACAATTTTCTGAGTCAATTTTTATGACTTATACCTCACCGGTATAATCAAAGGATATCTTCGTTGCCGTATATCTCATCGGGTATCGTTGAAAAAACAGGGTCGTTTTTTCAACAAGTTTAGAAAGAAAAAAGCATTTAGATTTCTTTCAAGTTTAGAAAGTGCCGCGCGAACTCAAGTCACATTTGACCTGCCGCGCAATTTCTAAACTTTGACTCGCCCGACACCATGCAGGCAGGCGGACACACGACCGGAGCGGCCTCTCGCAGAAGCACACTGACGACGGTGGGATGGGCGGTCATTTATGACCCAAGACTCCCGAAAGCCCACGTTTGAAAAGGAAGTGCACACCGTTCCTGCATTTCCATTTTGACACGCCCGCCGAGGCGTGACCGACCTCGACAAAATTTCTGGCGTTAAAAGCTACCTGCGCCGCACCAAGACAACGCAGGAACTTGAAGCCCTGGCACTCGCCACCTTCGCCAGCGCCACCGAGGAAGTCGTCATCACATCCCTCTCCAGCGACGGCACTGGCACAGGCGGGCAGGTCTCTTTTCCGAAGTGGCTATTGCTTCAGGCAGTCGAGGAAATCCTCACTGAAGGTCCGAACGGTCGCCAACTCGGAACCTTTGTAAGTTTCAGTGGATTCAACTCACCCGTTTGACACGCGGCCGATGGCAATGCCATCGAAAATCAAGAAATCAAGTGGGTGGGGCGGCACTCGCTCAGGCGCAGGCCGGCCGCGAAAACTCGACGCAAAAGCTGCTGCCTTTGAAGCCGCCGAGCATTCGCCATCCCGCAGTTTGATTTTCATGAACACCGTCGATGCGAGGCGCGAAGTCACGCCACGCACACGCGAAGAACTCATTCGCAAAGCACGGTGGCTGTATAACAACATCCCAGATGTCACCTATGTGATTGAGCACATCGCACAGCGTGCCATCGGCCTTGGCATTGTCGCAAAGGCTCGCACAAAAGATTCAACCTGGAATCGCATAGCAGAGAGACATTTTGAAGACCGCGCCTGCGGAGAGGCTTGGGCATTCGACGCCAGCGACTCAGTTAATTTCTACTCCGCTCAAAGCCTCATCGTCCGCCAAGTCGCGCTCGATGGCGATGTCTTCGCGCAAAAACTCGTTACTGAAACAGACGGCGCGCGATTCCGATTCATCGGTGGAGAGAGTGTCGGCAATACGATCAGTTCGCCTGACTACGCTCTCGACGGTCTCATTCTTGACCGTTTCGGCGCACCTCGCAGCTACCGCGTCATCACTGACCGAGTCAATGGAGCATACCAAGATGTCCCTGCTGACGACATGATGCACATCCGCCATGTCCGCCGCATCGGGCAACCTCGCGGAGTCTCATGGCTCCACTCTGCAATCATCCCAGCGCAGGACAAGAGCGAGACAAAATCCTACGCCAAAGGCAGCACAAAAATGCAGGCGCAGATTGGCTATGTCATCAACAGCCAAGAAGCGATGAAGATTGGCCTTGGGGCTGGAAAGGTGACTAACGCGGCTGGCGAAGAACTCTCAACAGACAACCTTTACAACGGAAACATCATCGCTCGACTCAAGCCCGGCGAAACAATTCAGAGTTTCAAAAACGAAGCTCCTGGCGCTTGGTTTGAACCGCTCATGCGCGACTACACAAGCGACATCGCCAGAGCTATCGGTGTCCCGCCAGAAGCGCTCATGCTTCTCGTCGGCCTTGCAGGCACCGAGACCCGCGCACTCTTAGAAGTCGCTCAGAACTTCCTAGACAGAATCCAGCAGATGGTCATCGACCAGTTCTGTTTCCCAGCGTGGAAATTTTGGGTCTGGCAAGAAATCAAAGCCGGTCGCCTTCCGTATCCCGGCGATGATTGGTGGCGCGTTGAGTGGGTCACACCTCGCAAAATCACCGTGGACAACGGCCGCGACGGCAGACTCTACGCACAACTTCTAGACTCTGGCTACATGGCATGGGAGCGCTACTGCAACATGCACGGCCTCGATGCCGAAGCTGAAGAGGACGACATCATATCTGCCCACATTCGCCGGAAACAAAAATGCGAAGCCCTTGGCCTTGATGTCTCACAGGTTTTCCCAAACTCACTCAGCGCACCGATTCCAACAACGAACGCGCCAGACTCAAAGCAATCCGCACCAGATGCCGGTTCAGTTGAATTTGATATGCAATCAAAAGAAAAGCTCGACGCCGTTGGC